CTTTAGGGGTGAGCTTGCACAGGGAGGGGCACGTCCCTCTCTGTTTGAGATCCAATTGTTTCAACCACAGGGCGGTGTCCTTAATGGTGGCGATTTGATCTCTAAGTCTCCCTTCATGGTACGTGCAGGTCAAATGCCTGCTTCATCACTGGGTACTGTAATTGTTCCTTACTTTGGTCGTCAGGTCAAACTTGCTGGTAACCGCACGTTTGATGATTGGACTGTAACGGTAATGAACGACGAAGACTTTAAGATCCGCAACGCAATGGAAAACTGGAGTCACAGGATTAATAACCATTCTGAGAACCTTAATCAATATGGCACTAATCCTCAACAGTACAAGGCTCAAGCACAAGTCAAGCAATACAGCAAAGAAGGTGGTGTAATTCAAACATACAAGTTTGATGGCTTGTATCCAGTTTCAGTATCACCAATTGATCTTGCTTGGGAAGCTGAAGCGATTGAGGAATTTACAATTACATTTGCATACGACTGGTGGGAGCACCAGGAAGCTGCTGTAAACTAAGAGGAGTAGTTAGATGGCTAATCAGCTTTATACAAAAGCTAAGCAGTCTTTGCTTGGCGGTGAACTAAATTTGTCATCTAATGTAGTCACAATCGCATTGATAGACACGGACGTCTACACCTTTAGTGCTTCACATCAGTATAGATCAAGCGTTCCAAACACGGCCGTAGTTGCTACGGCCAATTTGGCTAGCAAGTCAATTACTGATGGTGTTTTTGATGCTGCTGATGCTGAGTTCCCGTTTGTAACTGGTGCTAACTGTGAAGCATTAATTTTGTATCACAATACCGGTGATGCAGAAAATGACGGCGATAGACAAGCAGATTCAAATCTTGTGGCCTACATTGATACAGCTACGGGCCTTCCAATCCTTCCTAACGGTGGTAATATCACTGTCAAGTTTTCTGACGGTGCTTCTAAAATATTCGCGCTATGACGTAACCACTGTGTTTGATGAGGTCGATAAATATTTCGACCTCCTTTTTTATTCTCTGAGGACAACATAGTGCAACTTTTCGGATTTAATATAACAAGGGCAGATCAAGAAGAAAAAGAAGATCTGAAAACCTTTGTACCTCCCCAGCAAGACGATGGTGCTATTGAGATAGCTCCTGGTGGTTCCTATGGTACTTTTGTAGACCTAGATGGAACTGCTAAGTCAGAAGCTGAACTAGTATCTCGCTATCGTGAAATGTCAATGCAGCCAGAATGTGATTCGGCTGTAGAAGACGTTGTGAACGAAGCAATTGTAATGGATGATCAGAACCCAATTGAGATTGTATTGGATGATCTGAAGCAGCCAAACTCTATTAAGAACAAGATTCGTGAAGAGTTCGAAACTATCCTTGAGATGCTGGACTTTAGCAATAAAGGATACGATATCTTTAGACGTTGGTATGTAGATGGTAGAATCTATCACCACATTATTATTAACGACAAAGATCCACGAGAAGGTATTCGAGAACTTAGGTATATTGATCCACGGAAGATTCGTAAAGTACGAGAAAAGGTAAAGTCTAAGGATCCTCGTACTGGCGCTACAATTTACAATAAAGAGCAGAAAGAATACTACCTTTACAATCCAAAGGGCATTACTTCTTCTGCTACTCAAGGCATTAAGATTGCAGTAGATAGTATTAGCCATATTCATAGTGGTTTAATGGACTCTCGCAACAACATGATCCTTGGCCATTTACACAAGGCAGTTAAGCCTCTCAACCAGTTAAGAATGCTCGAAGATGCAACTGTAATTTACAGACTAGCAAGAGCACCAGAGCGTCGAATTTTTTATATTGACGTTGGTAATCTGCCAAAGATGAAGGCAGAACAGTATCTTCGAGACATGATGGTCAAACATAAGAATAAGCTGGTGTATGACGCTGCTACAGGCGAAGTACGCGACGATCGTAAGTTTATGACGATGTTAGAGGACTTCTGGTTACCGCGCAGAGAGGGCGGTAGAGGCACTGAGATAACGACTTTGCCAGGTGGACAAAACCTTGGTGAAATGGAAGACGTAGATTACTTCCGTCGAAAGTTGTACAAGTCTCTCAATGTACCAATTACTCGTATGGAAGCGGATAATCAGTTTAATCTTGGCCGAGCTTCTGAGATTACAAGAGACGAAATTAAGTTCAACAAGTTTGTACAGCGTCTTAGAAACAGATTTACTCATTTGTTTGATGGTCTTTTGGAGATTCAGCTTGTATTGAAAGGTGTGCTTTCCAGGGCAGACTGGGAACAAATGAGAAACACAATTCACTATGACTTCAAAGAAGACAATTACTTCTCTGAGCTAAAAAATTCAGAAATTATGACTGAACGTCTTAGACTTGCTGGTGAGATTGATCCATTAGTGGGCAAGTACTACTCCATGAAATGGGTCCGTGAAAATATTCTTCAAATGTCTGAAGACGATATTAAACAGGTTGACCAAGAGATTGATGCTGAACGTCAAGAAATGGACGACGAAGGTGGTTTAGGTGGCCCAGTAGATTACAAAGCAGGTCAACAAGAACAACCACCTCAACAAGACCAACAGGAAAAGTTTGTCCCACAAGCAACTATAAGTGATGAAGAGAAACGTCTTGTAGAAAGTATGACTAGATTCATGGATTCGATGGCTTCTGATAACATCGAGGAAGATGATGAATGAAGTCGAACGCGCTAAACTTCTAGCTCTACTCCTAAAGTACACTAAGACCGAAATAGATGGTCTTAGGAAGGAGCTCAAAGAGCTAGAAAGATTACCTTTACTCGTAGAGGGCCCTGCTGGTGAGCAGGGCGCAGAAGGCCCTATGGGTCCTAAAGGACCGGCTGGTCCTAAGGGTGATCCTGGCCAAGACGGTATTTCTATTTCTGGCGTGCTCATTGAGAATAATGAGCTTATTGTCGCTTTCTCAAACAAACAACAAATTAACTTAGGTTCAGTAATTGGACCTGAGGGACCAGTTGGCCCACAGGGCGAGCAAGGTATACCTGGTCTCATTGGTGAAGAAGGTCCTCAAGGTCCTCAGGGTGCTCAAGGTGAAGTTGGACCTCAAGGTGAAACGGGTCCAAAAGGAGAAAAGGGCGCCAAAGGAGAGATTGGTCCTATTGGTCCAAGAGGTCTTAAAGGTACCAAAGGAGATAAAGGAGACAAAGGAGATACTGGTGATCGCGGAGAAAAGGGAGAAAAAGGCGATCCTGGTTTAGACGGCTTACAGGGTGAGCAAGGCGAACAAGGCCCGGCTGGTCCTAAAGGCGATAAAGGTGAGAGGGGTGAACAGGGACCAAGAGGTGAGTCAGGAAAGGATGGTGAATCACCAGATATAGGTCCAATTGAAAGTAAACTGCTTCGTCAGTTTGAAGATTTTAGAGCAGCGATATCAGCTCAGGTTTCTAGATTAAATCTTGCAGGTGGTGGTTCAGCTGGTTCTGGTGAAGTTAGATTTGAGTTTTTAGATGATGTAGACCGAGATAGCGTTAAGCGGGATGGGTATTTTTTAAAATACGATGCTACTTCTGGTAAGTTTGTAGGTACTGCTAATGTAGCATCTGCTGGCTCCGGTGGAGGAGTAGCTAGTGCTAATAATTTAGGAACTGGAGCTAACGTATTTTCAAGTACAATAAATAATACATTACAGTTTAGAACTATTACTAGCGGTACAGGAATTAGTTTAACTACAGACAGTGATTCTATTCAAATATCATCTACTGTCAATCCAGGTGCTGCAGGACAATTTGATTATGGTTTCATAACATCTGCTGTAGATATTCAGCATGACTACGGATCACTAGCTTAATGTCGATAGAAGTAAAATTTAGACGAGGTACATCAGCCGAGCACAGTTCGTTTACTGGCGCAAACGGTGAGATTACTATCGACACTACTATTAAGACGCTTCGTGTACACGATGGTGTAACTGTTGGTGGTACCCGCTTAGCAAAATTCAGCGATCTTGGTAATGCGGCTAACCTTCAATCTATCACAACCAACGTAGTTCCAGAATCAAACGTATCTCTCGATTTAGGTACTGCTGAGAAAGCATGGAGAGACCTTTATCTGAGCGGTAATACTATTACTCTAGGCGATAGTACAATCTCTACAGATGCTGGTTCTATTGCCTTCCAAGATACAGATGGACAGCAAGTAGAAATTTCAGCTTCTACTGTAAAGTTAGGAAGTGGTAACACAGCTATTATTTTAGGTTCCTCATCTGGCAACCTATCAATCAACGGTGGGGATGTTACACTTGCTAATGTAACTATAACCAATTTGGTCCTTGAAAATGTATTGGGAACCGAGTATGGTGGTACAGGATTATCTTCGTTTACACAGAACGGGGTTTTATTTGCATCCAATAGCAGCGTCTTAGGTTTTGTAACTGGAACTTCAGGTAAGGTAATGCAAGTTGGGTC